ATCGCCGACCGCATTGAGCTGTGGTTGGAAGCCCGCCCCGGCAAGCTGCACAACCGCAGCAGCATCGCCAAGGGCGTCAAGGCAGCGCACTCCGATGTCACTCGGGTGCTGCACTGGATGGACCGCAACGTCTACGTCATCGCCGACGGGAACGGCTGCTGGCGCAAGTACGGAGCGCGGCGCACCTGGGCCTAACGGGCCCGCCCGGCGACACCGACGCCCCGACCCCACCAGGGTCGGGGCGTTCGTCGTTCTACGGGCAGCGGTGTTACGGATCGTGATACCGGCGTGATACGAATCAGTCCTCGGGCAGCAGCGCCAGCAGCGACTCGTGCATGGAAATCACCTCGTTGAGCCGGACGATCTCATCCGTCGCCAGCGCCAGGGAGTACAGCCCCACCGCCGTGTGGATCAGCAGGGCGGGACCGGGGTGCTGGCGGGCCTGGGCGACGAAGGTGTCGATGAACCCGTCGAGGTAATCGTCGTCGGTGCCGCCGGTGGCGCGGTGGTGGTGGAGCTGGGTGCGCACCTGCTCGGTCAGCGAGCACACGGCGCGGTGGCTGGTCTCATACATCGGCGGGGCTCCCTTTTGATCGTGCCCGGTAGGCGAGGTTGCGCCGCCGGTGGCACTCGCGGCAGAACGTCCGGTCGCGCCATGTGTAGGCGTTGTACCCGTCCACCGGGGTGCCGCAGCGCGGGCACGGTGGTGCGCCGACGGTGTGGGCGTCGAGCAGCCGGTCGAGCTGGCGGCGCAGCCGGTCGCGCTCGGCGGTGACGGCCTCCAGGGACGCCAGCGCCGCGCGGTGCTCGGAGCGGGCCAGGCGCACCTCGTCGGCGAAGGCGTGGGTCTCCTGCTGCATCCGCAGGCACACCTGGGTCATGTCCTCGGCGCGGATGGTGCGGACCAGGCGCAGCGAGCACCGCATCCGGTCGGCGATGTCTTCGGCGGTCAGCCGGGCCAGCGTCAGCCCGGCCACCAGCCAGCAGCGGTCGGGACCGCTGAGGTCGGCCATCGTCCGGGGCGACCCGGCCAGGATCGCCACCACGAGCTGGTCGTCAGGCTCCCATCGCTGCACACGGGCATCGTAGCGGGTGGCGCGGCGGGGCCGAGTTGATAACACCGACCCCGCTGTGTATTGTCATGGGTGTGCGGGAGGTACCCGCCAGAAAGGGGCCGACATGCCCACCACACTTGCCACCTTCAACCGGGAGACCGGCGCAATGTGGCTGACCCTGGCCGACGGCACCACCCGCCGCGTTGCCGACGCCCGCCGCGACACCGAGGCCGGGGCCGTGCTGGCCGGTCTGGGCGCGGTGCGCACCAGCGACTGGATGCTGGTCGCGTCGGGTTCGCCCATGCGGTCGGCGCACATCACGCTCCCCGGCTGACGCCGGGAACGGCCCCGGCCCAGCCGGGTCGGGGCCTACCCAAGTAAGGAGAACCGCATGGACGAAACCAAGCGCACCGTCGCCGAGGCGCTGGACGACGCGCAGACCGGCGAAGAGTTCGGGGCCGTGCTGCTGGGCCTGTTCGCCGCCGCCGACGCCGCACGGGACAAGGCAGAGGCCGAGTGGCGCTGCGACCTGGACGACGAGGAGGGAGAAGACGCATGACGAGGAAGAACTTCGCCGCCTTCGCGGCGATCTTCAAGCGCGAACTGGACGCCGCCGTCGCGGCCCGGCACCTGACCGAAGCCGACACCGTCGCCCGGCTGGCGCGGCTGATCGCCGTGGAGCTGGCCCACACCAACGGCTCGTTCCGGTTCGACACGTTCTACGCCGCCTGCGGACTGACCACCGACGGCTTCCGGCCGCTGGACACCGGCACCGGGATGGTGCCGTGAAGTGCGCGCTGTGCTGCGACGGTGACGCCGCCCCGTACACCGGCTGGGCGACCCCGGCCGACCTGAAGCCCGGCGACGTGCTGGGCTACGTCGGAGCCGACGGCGACTTCGCGCCGGGAGCGACGGTGGTGGCGGCGGCCCGGGTGCCGGGAACCGGCATGTGGAACCTGACCACCCATGCCGGGTCGCTGGTGGTGCAGGGCGACGCCGGGGTGTTCGTGTTCGCAGCGGGCAAGGTGGTGCCATGACTAAGGCCCACGCCGCAATGGTGGTCATCACACCGGAGAACAAGAACCACCCGTTCAGGGCGACATGCGTGTGCGGGTGGAAGTCAGGACCGTGGGCTACACGGCGGCTGGCTGACGCGGTGGGCACGTCGCACGTTCTCACTTGGACCGGCGCATGCTGACCAACGACCAGGCGGCGCTGCTGGCGGCGGCGACCATGGCTGGGACCGGCGACCTGGGCGACGTGACCCGTGCCGCCGACTGGCTGGCGAGCTGGCTGGACGAGCGCGACCGGCAGGCCGGGCGGCTGCCGCTGACGTGGCACCTGCCCGACGCGCCGGAGTAGACCGGCGGGGTGCGCGTGAAAGGGCTCTCCTTACGCCCCAAGCCCGGCCCATGACGGCGTGTGCATGACGCCCGAGGCCGGTGCTGCGCGCACCCCGCCCCTCAACGGGACGCGACGACCGCTGCCAGCCGGTCGCGCCAGTACCGCCAGCGCGGCGTCCAGACCCAGAACGGATCGCGCTCGCCGGTGACGGCGTGGACCTCGCCGACGACCACCGTCCAGCTCACCCCGATCTCGCCCGGCCGGGTCCACGGCTCGGCGGCGTCGGTGCTCAGCCCGGCCTCGGCCAGCAGGGGCTCGGCGGCGGTGCGCGCCTGGGCGATCAGCGCCTTGCGCCGGTACTCGCTGGGGCGACGCGGCAGCGGGACCGTGATCCAGTGCCGCTCCACCAGCGCCGCGTGGTAGTGCATCTCGACCGGCTTAGAGGTTGCTCCAGTCGTCGTCGGCCTCGGGTTCAGGTCCGGGGTCATCGTCGGGCTCGGGCTCGGCATCGGCCGAAGCGTGCGGTGCATCGGTGGTCTCCTCGGTGTCCAACTCGGCCTCGATGGCCGGGGTCAGGGCGCGCGTCAGCTCCGGCATCGGTTGTAGGCCCAGCGCGGTGATGAGCTCGACGGCCTGGGTGGCGAACTCGGTGTCGGTGACGCCCACGCTGACCCTGGCTGGCGCGTACAGGCCGAACAGCTTGGCCTCATGCTCCAAACACCGCAGCACCGCGCTGGTCGCGTCACGGTCGCCCTGGAGGGCGGCGGGGTAGTGCGCGCGCTGGAGGTCGGCGAGCACCGAGCGCTGCCGGGCCAGCATGTCCTCGGCGGTCTCGTTGATGACCTCGCGCAGCGCCATCCGAACGTCGTTGCGCGCGGCGGCGGCGTTGGTGCCCTGCTGGTCGCCGATCTTGGCGTAGGTCAGCCCGGCGTTGCGCAGCGTCAGCGCGCGCATCCGGCGCTCCCACAAGGTCTCATCCGGCGCGGGCGTCCCGAACGCCACGTCCTCCGGCGTCACCCGCGCCGGGGCGCTCATACCTCGGCCTCGGCAGCCTCGGCCCCGTCGCGGTGCAACGGGTGCGCCATGAGGTGGCGGGCCCGCGCGCGGTTCTTGTCGCGGGTGTCCAGCAGCGCGGCGAGCTGCTGCTCGTGGGTCCGGCCGTCCTCGATGCAGGCGATGCGGAACCGTTTCACCAGGTCAAGGGACCGCGTCTGGATGCCGATGGTGCGCAGCGTCTTGCGGTCGAACGCCGGATCGGTGTGCGGGCGGCGGGGTCGCGGCATGGAAAAATACTAACAGGTCCTGTGCATAAGGTTGCGGCATCACTGACCGGTGTCATCGACCCCGCACGGGCGTCACACAGCTAAACACTTCCCGGTGGACTGCCGCAGCGCCTCGGGCCGGTCGGCGTCGGTCGGGTACAGCTCGCGGTATCGGCGCAGGCTAAACACGGTGTTGGTGTCGCGCCCGATCCGGTAGCCGTCGCTGGTGACCCTGGTGACTTCATCCCACCCGGCCTCGTCCATCAGCGCGACCAGCTCGTCGCGCAGCCCCTTGAGCACCGCCCGGTTCGCCACCCGTGCCGCCGACAACCGTCGTGCCAGCGTCACCGGCTTGGTACGCCGGTCCACCGGGATGTCATCCGGTAGAGCTCGGGTACGCGGCCCGCCCAGCCGTGCCCGCACCTGTCGGTCCCGTGACGCCTCCCAACCCTCCGGGTCGTACTTCTTGACGATGCCCGACACGCTTGTCGGTTCCACGGTGTCGGTGCCGTAGTAGTCCTCGGGGGTCGCTCGCTCACGCCGGGGGATCACGTTCTTGCCCAGCCGGTCGGCGTAGGGGCGCGAACGCAGCCAGTTGCTGCCGATGTCCAGGTGCGTACTGATGTCGTGGGCGATGACCCACCGCCGCAGCATATAAGCCATGCCGGTATCGCGGCCCAGCGGCGCATCCATCGTCGCGGCCAGCTCGTCCAGGGTGATGTCCAGGTGTATCTCGTTCAGCGCCATAAGCGATTACCTCCGGGTTGTGGTTGTACCCATAATACCGACACCCCTCGCCGATGTTGTCCGTTGCCCGTGGCGCTGTCGGTGTTTGTGCGGGATTAAAAGGAGCTCAAACGCTGACCCGGCCGACTGGCGTTTCGACACCAACCCCTGACACCGGGCGGTGGTGGTTAGGTCGCGATGCCGCGACCGTACCACCCCCTGTCAAGTGGCGTCAACACCGTCCCCGGCACTGACGGTGCAGTTGACAATGACAGGGTGCGTCTGGGATAATGCCCGCCCCTCGAGAACGGCGACGGCGGTAGTAGTTGTCATACCCGCCCCGGTGCCGTACCGTCGGGGGACCCACAACCACTCCCACCCGAAAGGCCGTAACCATGCCCGCGTTCCCCAAGACCACCACCGAGCGCATCGCCGCGTGCGCCAGCGTCGGACTGCACTTCTGGTCCGACAGCCCTGTCCGCTCGACCGTGTGGGCATCCGGTGACGACGGCCGCTACCACCTCGTGCGCCTGGACCGCAAGACCCGTACCGCCACCCACGTCTGCGGCGAGGGCTACGAGTCACCCGGCATGATGCAGACCCGCAAGTGCTTCCACGGCCTCTCGGTGGGTCGCTGGGACGAGATCGGGGGCGGCTCGATGCTGGAGGCGGCGGCGGCGCTGCTGGGCCGCTGATGCCGGTCGTTCCCTCCCGGTCGTGGTTCGACGCCCGGCTAGGTAGCTGGATGCACACCGGCGACAACGCCGTCGAGCGCGCGCAGCGGTTCCCCGGTGGCCTGCTGGCCCTGGACATCGAGACCGCCGGGCTGCGCGACGTGTTCACCATCCGGTGCGTCACCGCCGCCTGGCACCACGGCGACAAGACCCACTCGGTGCTGCTCGATCCGTGCCGGGCCGAGCACCACGACGCCGTGGTGCGCGAGCTCGTCGGCCGGGCCGACTCGGTGGTGCTGCACAACTGCTTTGCGGGGGACACCGATGTGATGACCCGCGACGGTGTTCGCCGGTTCGATGACATTGCCGGGGAGACCGTCGAGGTCTGGTCCGCTGGGTCGTGGCGTAAAGCTGAAGCCCGGTGCTACGGATCAGCACCAGTTCGTACCGTCCGTATGGTCCCGGCGCGGTACCGGACCAACGTCGAGCACAGCGTCGATGCGACGGGTAATCACCGTTGGCCTCTTGTCGGAGGTCGCCTGGTAACAACAGACGATCTACAGATCGGCGACCGGGTCATCGCCGCGCGCCCCAGCCCGGATATTGACCACAACAGTGATGCCTTCAAGCACGGCCTGATATTTGCGGACGGTGCCCTGTACACCAACCAGCCTGTGGCTGATGGAGTCTGGGGATTTCAGCTCAGGCTCTGCGGGAGCAAAGCGCGGTGGGCCCACTTGTTCGATGGGGTCACATACCCGCCATCGGCGAACGGCGACCCCGTAGTGCGAGGACGCCTTCCCTTCAACCCGAAACGGCTCCCCGATAATGCCGATGCGCAGTACATTGCAAACTTTGTGGAGGGCTGGCAGCTAATGGACGGCTCCGACTTTGGGCGAGGCCGATCACTCAGCAGCGTCCGCAAGCAGGACATTGACTGGCTCATGCGTCATGCCGCTACGGCAGGGTGGTATGCAACCGGGCGTGGGTCTAGGACTCAGAAAGGCGGGTATAAGCCCGGAACGGTGAGCCACAACGTGGTGCTATCGCGGGGCGACGGGGTTAAGCCCGTGGAGTGGCGCGTTACTCATGTGGGGCCACCCAGCGATCCCGTCCCGGTCTACTGCGTAGTCGTACCCGGTGTCGAGAGGTTCACCCTGGCCTCGGGTATTTACACGGGTAACAGCCCGTTCGACATCCCGCCGCTGTACCACCACGGCCTGCTGAGCCTGGACGACATCGGTAAGGTCGTAGACACGCTGCTGCTGGCGCAGCTCGCCTGGCCGGACCCGTTCATCCGCAAGTCGCTGTCGGTGCTGGCGACCGAGCACCTGGGGCTACAGGATCACGCCGGTGGCATGGCGACGGCGTTCAAGGCGGCAGGGTTCAAGACCCAGCAGGACGGCTACGAACGCATGGACATCGACTCGCCCATCTACCGCATGGGCGCGATGGCCGACACCATCGCCACGCTGCGCCTGGAGCCGATCATCCGCAGCGCCGCCCGGTCGTGGCTGTCCACCGGGCACCCGTTCATCGACTTCGGTGCCACCACCACCGCCGGGGCCGATGAGGTCATCGCCCGCATCGAGCGGGTGCATCGCGTCATGCTCCGGCGCAGCGCGGTGGGGATCGCGGTGGACACCGACTACCTCGGTCGGTACACCGATCAGGTCCACATGGACCGCACCCGCTACGAGAGCGCCCTGGCGGCGGTGGGCCTGCAAGGCGGGGCCGGTAAGGGTGCCGCGCTGGTGTCATACCTGGACTCACGCGGGGCGCTGCCCGACGGCTGGCCGCGCACGCCCACCGGCAAGCTCAAGGCCACCAAGGCCGACCTGGAAGGGCTCGATCACCCGCTGGCGCACGCCCAGCGCGGGCTCGCCAACACCGACAAGGTCCTGGGCTACCTCGACAAGGTCGAGCGCCAGGCTATCGTGACCGGCCGCTGCCACCCCCAGGTCGGGGTGCTGGGTGCCTCGGCGACCGGCCGGTGGTCGGTGTCCACCCCGGAATACCAGCAGTTCCCCGCCGACGCCCGGCCGATCTTCGTCAGCGACGGCGCGGGGCTCTGGAGCATCGACTGGAGCCAGATCGAGCCGGTGGTGCTGGGCAACATGGCCGGTGGCACCGACTCCATCATCACCAGCTACGAGGCCGGGGATGACCTCTACGAGCCGCTGATGCGCGCCGCCGGGATCAACCGAAACCTCGCCAAGGTGTGCCTGCTGGCATCGCTGTACGGCCAGGGTGTGCGCTCGCTGGCCGGGCGCATCGGCCACAGCGAGGAGTCGGCCAGCCAGATACGCCGCCAACTGTTCGCCGCCATGCCCGCCTCCGAGCGCTTCATGTCCAAGGTGCAGACCGTCGCCGCCGACGCCGGTCGGGTGGTGACGCTGGGCTCGCGCATCCTGCCCGCCGACGAGAACAGCGCCTACCGGGCGGTGAATCACTGCGTGCAGGGCTCAGCCGCCGATCAACTGGACTGGGCGGTGGATGAGATCGACCGCGCCGGGCTGGGCCACCACATCGTGATGGGCCTGCACGACGAGCTGGTGGTGGACTGCGACGAGGCCACGTCGGTCGAGATCGAGCGCATCATGCAACAGCCACACCCCAACATGACCACCTGGGCCGGTGGCCGCACACCCGTGCTGCGCACCGACCGCGAATCTCTGAGCCGCGCCTGGGCAAAGTGCTGAACGCACCGCCGCCAAGGTGTTACCGTCGCACCCCACAACCACAACCACGATCTGAAAGGCCGCACCCTCCATGCTAGGAAGTACTCCCCTCTCCGCTCTGCTCGGCTCCGGTATCAATGGCCGCGACCACGAGGCGGTGCGCGGCTTCATCCGCGCCGCCTGCGCCCAAGGGCTGTCGCTGCTGTTCATCCACCCCGGCTCCAAACTGCCCGCCGACATGCGCACCGCGCAGAAGAAGCGCATAGATGACAAGGCCGCGCGCGAGGCGGCGCAGGCTGACCAGCGCCGTGACTGGGAACGGGTGAAGTCGGCCTCCGGGCTGGCGCTGGCGACCAGCAACGCCGAGACCCTGCTGCGTTACCTCGACCAGTACATCAAGGCCCACGGGCCCGATGTCGCCGTCAACCTGGCCGTGGAGGTCGGCGGCTCCCGGCTGGTGGTGGTGGACTGCGACACCCGCGCCCAGTACGAGAACTTCCTCGCCGTCGCCGGAGCCCCGCCGGGACACCCCGCCACGGTGTCCACGCCCGGCCAGGTCGGCCCCGACGGCGAGATGCTGCACTCCGACGGCGGTCACTTCTACTTCACGGTGGACGAGGGCATCGAGTTGCCCACCAACATCGGCGCGATGAACTGGGAGGGCGAGGACGCCTTCGCGGTGCTGTGGGATCGGCGCTACGTCCTGATCCCGCCCTCGGTGCGCCCCGAGGGTGCCTACGAGCTGACCGGCAGCGACTACCCGCTCAGCAACATCCCCGTGCTTCTGGACGCCATCACCCGCCGGGCCGAGGGCCGGGCCAACCGGGTGCGCAACGCCAACCCGACACCGTCCTCGGAGGCGCTGACCGCCAACATCGACGCCTGGAGCCAGTCGCGGTCGTGGGCCTCGATTCTGGAGCCGCTGGGCTGGACACCCACCGCGCGCGCCGACACCTGCGGGTGCGACGCCTGGACGGCCGGGGACGGCCACGCCAGCCCGCGCTCGGCCACCGCGCACGACTCCGGCTGCAACCTGGGCCGGTTCACCGAGACCAACGCCCCGCTGCACATCTGGACCGACCACCCCGGCGAGCCGTTTGAGTCGTGGATCGCCAGCGACGGCGGCTCGGCCACCATGACCAAGCTGCGCGTGGTCGCCCTGACCGAGTACGGCGGCGACATCGGTGCGGCGATGGAGTCCCTCGGCGTGCTGCCGGTCAGCGACCTGGAGCTGGAGACCGGCACCGACACCCGCAACCTCACCGACGGCATCAACACCGCGTCGCTGATGGCCGACATCCCGACCGCCACCCCACCGCCTACCACCGACGAGCGCGAGGCGGCACTGTTCCAGCCGGTCAATCCCGGCGTGCCCACCATCGCCCCGTTCAGCCACTGGCGCGACATGCCGCCGCCGGAGTACGTCATCGAGGGGCTTATCGAACATTCCGGGCTGTCATCGCTGATCGGCCCGCCCGGCGTCGGCAAGAGTTCCATCGCCCTGGACATCGCCTGCCACATCGCCACCGGCCGCACCTGGCAGGGTCGGCGCACGCTCAAGACCAAGGTGCTGTATCTGCCCGGCGAGGGATTGTCCGGCGCGGTGCAGCGGCTGCTGGCGTGGGAGGACGCCTACGGCGCGACGCTGGGCGACAACCTGTTGCTGGGCGACTCCATCCTCCAGCTCGCCGCCTCCACCGAGGCGTGGGGCGAGATGAGCGGGTTCATCACCGCGCAGCGGGTCGGGCTCATCATCTTCGACACCTTCGCCCGCATGAGCCTAGGGATCGAGGAGAACAGCGCCAGCGATGTCGGCAAGGCGGTGGTGCGCTTCGATCAGCTCCGCAAGCTGACCGGCGCGGGCGTGATGGCGATCCACCACACCGGCAAGGACGCCAGCAAGGGCGCGCGCGGGTCCACCGCCCTCAACGGCGCGCTGGACTCCGAGATTCTGGTGCGCGCCGGGTGGACGTTCCCCAACCCCGACGACACCACCGCGCCGCCCCAGCGCGACGACCGGCCCATCGGCAAGGCCATCGAGGTCATCACCACCAAGCAGAAGAACGCCGAGCAGACCGACGCCCCGATCCACCTGCTGATGGTCAACCACGAGCCGGTGGGCGCACCGATCATCACCGGCCCGCACGGCGGGCTGGACCCGATGAGCAACGACATCGTGCTGGCCCGGCCGATACCGGAGCCACTGGTGGAGATCGCCATCCGCATCCGGGCCTGGGTGGACCGCTTCACCGAGCAGGGCACCACCCGCGCCGAGATCGCCCTCGGGGTCACCCCGGACGCCTACACGCTCAGCCGCAAGGACACCGCCAAGCACTGGAAGCAGCGCATCGCCGAGGCGGTGGACCGGGCGCTGCGCTACGAGTTGATCGAGACCCTGTCGGGCACGCCCTCGGGTGCGCGCTACATCCCCAGCGTCGGCACCGCCGAGGCTGCCCGCGCTCAGGCCAGCGCCGACGTGCTCAGCGACATCATCATTACCTAAGTGGACAACGCCGCCGGGGTCGGTTAATATCAACCCCAGCGGCGCACCACGCGCCCACAACGCCACACGCCACACGCCAGAAAGCAGACCATGACCATCACAGCCAGCGCGGGGACCGCACCCCGCCAGCTCCGCTCCTACCAGACCGAGGCCGTCGCCGCCGTCGAGGCCGACTGGGCCGCAGGCACCAGCCGGGTCGGGGTCGTCCTTCCCACCGGCGCGGGCAAGTCCACCGTCATCGGCAAGCTCGCCGCCAACGCCTACCACGCCGGGAAGCGCGTCGTGCTGCTCGCCCACCGCGCCGAACTGCTGGATCAGATGATCCGCGACATGCGCGCGGTGGACCCCACCATCCCGGCCAGCGACATCGGCATCGTGCGCGCCGAGCACGATGACCACCACGCGCCCATCGTGGCCGCGACGTTGCAGACCCTCGGAACCGCCAGCCGCCTCAAGGCACTCGGCGAGCGCGACGTGATCCTGTGGGACGAGGTTCACCACGCCGGGGCCGAGTCGTGGAACGCCACGTTCCGCGAGCTGGGCGGCTACGACACCGCACTCATGGCCGGTTTTACCGCCACCATGCACCGCGCCGCCAGCAGCCGGGTCGGCCTGGGCGACATCATCGAGAAGGTCTCCTACGAGCGCGACCTGACGTGGGCCATCACCAACGGCTTCCTGGTCCACCCGCAGGGGCTGACCGTGCGCGTCGCCAACCTCAACGCACTGGACGACGTTCGCACCGTGGCCGGGGACTTCCACCAGGGTGAGCTCGCCGCCGTCATGGAGGCCGCGACCAGCTACGTCGTGGACGCGGTCACCGAGCACGCCGCCGACCGTCGCCCGATCATCTTTGCCGCCAGCGTGGACGCCGCCCACCAGATCGCCGAGTCGCTGAGCGCCGCCGACTACCCGGCCGTGGCCGTCACCGGCGAGCAGAGCTACGAGGTGCGCCAGGGCAAGTACGCCGCCTACCGCTCCGGTCTGACCCGCGCGCTGGTCACCGTCATGGTGCTGACCGAGGGCGCGGATTTCCCGATGTGCGACGCCGTCGTGCTGGCACGCCCGACCCGCAGCCGCAACCTCTACAGCCAGATGGTCGGCCGGGCGCTGCGGCTGTACGACGGCAAGGACGACGCGCTGGTGCTCGACCTGTCCGGCTCCACCCGTTCGATGCGTCTGGTCAGCCTGACCGAGCTGCTGCCCGGCGCGCCGGTGGCGGCGGTCACCGAGACCGGCGAGCTGATCGACCTCGATGACGAGCCCGAGCCCACCACTGCGCGCACCCGCGTGCGCCGCCAAGGTCCGGTGGACATGATGAGCATCGACCTGCTCGGCGGTGACGCTGACAGCCTGTGGCTGGAAACTCCGGCCGGGGTGCCGTTCATCAGCATGCGCGACGGCGACGTGGTGTTCCTGTGGCCCTATGACGGGCGCAGAGGCGCGGCCGACGCCGACCCGTCGAAAGCCTGGGCGGTCGGCCACATCAACACCCGCACCAAGGCGGGCGGCTGGACCGATGGTGGTGACACCCCGGTGTATGTTGACCTGCCCCTCGCCGTTCAGAAGGCCGAGGCGTGGATCGTCAACGTCAGCCGCCACGAGATGCCCAGCCGTGGCGCATCCTGGCGGCGCAGCCAAGCGCCGTCTGATGCGCAGCTCCGCGTCGCCCGTGGCCTGCACATCGTCGGGGCCGACCAGATGACCAAGGCGGCGCTGTCCGACGAGATCAGCATCAAGTACGCAGCCCGCGTGCTCGATCCGGCGATGGAGGTCGGGGCGTGAGCCCCGGCCGAATCACAACCACACCACAGAAAGGCACGACCACGATGACAGGACTGACCGGCGACGGGGACACCCCGCCCCGCACCACCCGCACGATGGGCTACCCGCTCCCCCCGGAGCCGCCGCGCATGACGGCGACCTACGACGGCTGGGGACGCTACAAGCTGCCCAGCCCCACCACGGGACGCCCCACCGGGTACACCCGGGCGACCACGGTGGCCTCCACGCTGGACGACACCTACAACCTGAGCCGCTGGGCACGCCGGGAGACCGCCCGGTTCCTGCTCGGTGCGGTTACCGCCGGTGATTCCAACCATCTGACCGGCCCGGTCATCGAGGCGTACCGCGAGGACAACAAGGGCGCTATCGACGCCGCGCTCGACGCCCTGGATGAAGCCTGCGGCGGCAAGGACGCCGCCGAGCTCGGCACCGCCGTCCACGCCTGGCTGGAGGCCGTCGATCTGGGCCTTGTACGGCCCGCTGACGTACCGGATCGGTTCGCGCCGTATGTCACGGCATACCGGGGCGTGCTGGCCCGCTACGGGATCGTGGCCGAGCCCCAGTACGTCGAGCGCATCGTGCTCAACGACTCCGGCGAGGAGACCATCGTCGGCACCCTGGACCGCATCTTCCGCATCGTGGCGACCGGCGAGCTGGTGCTCGGCGATGTCAAGACATCCAAGACCCTGGAGTACGGCTACATGTCCTACTCGGTGCAGATGGCGATCTACGGGTTCGCCCGGCTGATGCTGTCCCCGGACGGCTCGACATGGGGACCGATGCCGCAGATCAACGCCGACTACGCGATCATCCTGCACGTCCCCAGCGACCAGCCCGAGCGCGCCGAGGCGGTGACCATCGACCTCAAGTTCGGGGCCGAGACCATGACCGCCGCTCTCGACGCCCGGCGTCGCCGCAAGGAGTCCAAGAAGGCGGTGCCGTTCGTCCACGCGCTGCCGATCCCCACCGACGAGGCGCTGGCGCATGTCGCCGCGCGCCACGCCGTCCAAGACATCTCAGACCCGGCGCAGCTCGCCGGTATCTGGGAGGAGTACGCCGCCGTATGGAGCGACGAACTCACCGCGCTCGGCGAACAGTTCGCCGCGCTCACCACCACAACACAGGAAGCAGGACCAGCATGACCAACCCGTTCGGCGGCACCAAGACCAAGCCCGCCAAGACCGACCCGTTCGACGCCGGTACTACCCCGGCCACGGCGGTCGACCCGTTCAGCACCACCTCCGGCGGTGCCACCACCGACCGTCGCATCAACGACTTCATCGGTGAGCTGCTGCTCGTCAAGCCCACCGAGGACATCGAGGAGCTGACCACCGAGGTCGGCGTCACCGACGCCGTGCGCGCCGACGTGACCCCGCTCAGCGGTCCCGACGCCGGGGAGACCTTTGAGGACCTGCTGGTGTTCCAGGTCATCCTCAAGCGCGAGCTCCGGCGGGTGATGAGCAACCCGGACCAGAAGTTCAAGCTGGGCCGGTTGGTCATGGGTGACGCCACCAAGGGCAAGTCGGCCCCGTACAAGTTCGCCGACGCCACGCCCGAGGAGATCGCCATCGCGCGGGCGTACCTGGCGGTCTAGCCCGTAACAGCGAGGAGCCCCGGCACCATCCCCACGGTGCCGGGGCTCACTCTTTTACGGGACCACAACCACGAGGCCGCACCGCCTACTCTAGCAGCGGTGTTGTCGCCGGTACAGCACGGGATTAGACAACACCGACCACCGTGTGTATTGTTCTTCATGTGCGGGACGTACCCGCCAGAACAGGAGCCCGACATCATGGCAACACCTTTCGACACCACCACCACCGCCCCGACCACCACGGTCAAGGTCGCCAGCGAGGCGGCGGTCAGCTACTGCGCCGCGCTCATGGTCGAGAAGGCCGTCAGCACCGGGGCCGACGCCGTCGTCGCCGCCGCGAGCATCAACACCTGGCTGGACGGTCGTAGCGCGCGTGAGGTCAGCGACAGCATCACCCGCCTGAAGGC